TTGTAAGAGGCTTGGAAAGTCCAGCCTTCGACAAAGCCTTGAAAAGTACCATTGAGCATATTGCCAGGTAGGTTTGATATATCCAGAGGCAAACCCATGAATACGTTAAGCAACGCATCACGGTCTGCATCGTCAATTTCTGGATTGCCTAACGGAAAGGTAATGGATCTAAATTGAGCCTCTGGGAAAGCACGGATACCCAAATAGAAGTCCGCCTGCTCCTGAGCATCGTAATCGTGCTCCAAAGTTGTATTGATGTTTTGTGCTTGTTTGCCATAAATGGCAATAGATTGAACATCCGATGCAGTTTCGGTTTGATTGTTTTTGTAGGTAATTGTTACGTCATTGCGGATGTCACCGATACGCTTAGTGGTACGCATACCAGGAGCGTAAGCGTGATTGCCGTCTAATCCGACATATCCATTAGTAGCAAGGTAATCGGCGCGGTGTGTACTGTCGGCGTATGAGATACGACCAAACGCATCCTCATAAATGTAACCAAGCCCTGAGTTTGCAAGAGCTGCGACAAGGCTATAAGCATCGGTCAAGTCTGACGATCTAGAAGTTAATTCATAATTGCCTGGAGTGTCGATCTCGCCAAGCCCTACGTTCTCAGCATTTGCCCAGGTTGTAGTTGGGTTATAAGAAGCCCAGGTCTCAGCCGGAGGCACTTCGTTCCAATTATTAACCAGCAAGTCAGTCAGGATTGAAAGGATTTGATTGCCGTCAAAGTCTTTACTTAAAACACCCGTTGTGAGGGCTTTTGGCAGTTTCGACAAAGCACCCAAGGCAACAAGTCGAATAACCTCTGAAACGGTCTGTGTACCGCCTTTGGTGACTGTTACGTCTATGTCTGTGACGAAGCCACCAAATAAAGGCACATACACTCCGGCGGTGTCTTTAACTTCAATAATAATCTGGTCATTGACATCAACCTGGATTGCTGTTTCGTCAAGGTTGATAATCTCAACATTGCAGTAACCAGCATAAGGTTGAGAATAAATATCAAGGCGACCACTTGTGATGGTCATATTGCTAAGAGTTACATTTGTGTATTCACCACCGCCATTGATGGATATTTTCCAGTCAGGAGTCCATTGGGTCATAGCAGTGAATTGATCCCTGAACCGCCACCTGTGCCACGTGCTGATGACTCATTGAGAATCTCAACGATCTGACGGGCCACGCCTTCCTTGTCCAAGGCTCCGGTTACGTTGATGTTGTAAGTGTCGCCAGAAGTACGAGCCTCAGCCAAACGGAAGGATCCTACGTTGAATGAACCCATTGCTGTTGATGCCGTTGAAGCAGCAGCTGCTGCGGTAGATACTGAACCAGTTGAGGATGATCCACCAGTTGAACCGCCTCCAGTTGGTGCTGAGATAGTCGGCGCAACATAGGTTGGAGTAGATATCTTTGGTGCAGAAACTGTTGGTGATGTAAAGGAAGGCTTAGAGATTGTTGGAATATTTGGAAGCAATGGGATTGCGTTGTAAGCCTTGATTAAGGCATTGATGCCATCAATAGCACCTGAAACCATTGTGCGGATGACATTGATAACTCCACCCACGATATCGATAACTCCACCAGCGATCTTTGCAACAAATGAGATTGCACCGCCAAGTGCTACGGTAAAGACTGGCACAATGTAATCTACGATAAACGCGCCTAATGCCTGGAATGATTCCTTGTTGCGGTCTATTGCTTGTTTGATTGGGTCAAAGAGTTTTGCAAACTTATCAAAAGCAGGGACAACCTTATTAACGATTACGTCAATTAGTCCCTGGATGATTGGTAGTAACTTATAGCCGATTGTCTCAACGCCTTCATCAAAAGCAACCTTAAGGCGATCCATGCGACCTTGGAAGGTTTGAGCGTTAGCCTGAGCAGCACCGCCAAACAAGTTTGTGAGTTTCTGTTGAACATCAGTAAAGGACATTGCTCGTAATTCGGCGGATGATAAACCAACGCCTAACTTGCCAAGAGCTGCGGTATTGCCATCGTAAGCCTTGCCTAAAGCATTAGCGACACCTTCGAGGGGCTTGCCTGTTTGGGTTGAGATGTCAAGAGCAAGAGCCAGTAATTCCTGAGCCTTGCTAGTTGAATTTGTTGAAAGAGCCAAGCGAGCAAGCGCCGGACGAAGTTGGTCATCTGCTACACCAGTAGCGCGAGCCATCTTGTCGATTGATGTCTCAGTTGCAGCAATTTGAGCCTTAGTTGCTCCTGTTGCCTTCTCTAAAGATTCTGCCAGTCTTAACTGGCTTTGTTCATCAGCAATAGCAGCCTTAACGCCATCTACACCGATCTTGATTGCATAGGTTGCAGCAGCAGCGGCAGCAGCTGCAAATGCAGCAGCAGCGACTTTGCCAAACTTCTCCATGCCTGTGGCAGACTTTTCAACATCGCCATTGGCTGCCTTTAACTTCTTATTGAGATCATCAACGTCAGCAAGGATTGAGAGTTTGAGGGTTCTATTACCTGCCATTAATCCCACTCCTTCAAAATCTGACTAAATGCTTCTTCCCACTTGCGAATGATGTCCGGTTGGATCTGTCGCAAGGTTGGATAGATGAAGTAACCTGAGTTACCTCTACCCTTGTTTGGCGTACGCTTTGGGAACTGCTTAAAGCGATTAGAACCAAACTCCATACCGTAAAGTAAATCTAAAGTTGAACCGCCACCGCTAAACTTCTGACGTGCAAAACCGTAACTGAATTCACCGATCTTAGAAGTTTTGCTTACCTTAACTCCATCTGCAATACGGCGAGCAGCAGTGCCTGAAACCGTGCGAGTCGCTGCCGCGATCTTAATACGGTCAGCAGCGAACTCAGCAAGATTAGAACTTTCCTTCTTAGCAGCTTCAATGGCTTCATCTGACATACCTTTGAAAGCCCTGGTAATACCGCGTAAATCTGATTTGTCATAAGCGATCTTGACTTCATCTGCCATCCGATCGCTCCTTCAAAATCTCTATCGCGGTTAATATGTCATCTGCATCCTCCCAGTATTGCATCGGTATCCCCGTCTCTATTGCTAGATTAACGAGGATCCGCCTTATGCTTCCTGGTTGGTGGCTTTTGGGCTATCGTCTCCGACTGTTACATCAGCAACGGTCTCTGACCAAACATCGTAAGACTTAACAGGCTTGCCAGCATTTTCTCGCTTATAAGCATTATAAGCCAGAAACATAAGATCCCAGATGCCAATTTTGTCATTAGCCTGAGAGATCGTATTACCAGTTGCCTTCTCCCACTTCGCCCACTCTGGCGGTTGTGCAACGTATGTTGCTTCGTCACCTGAGTTGTATGTAATTGTTATTGGTAGTTTCATCTTTGCTCCCGTTTGTTAGATGTTAGGAAAAGTTTTCGGCTGGTGTGCCGACTACTGTAAGCGCCCAAGTATCTGTCTGCGCTCCTGGTGCTGCTCCACCGATTGATGGAAAGACTGGTAGCACGTTGCAAGCAAATACTGCGCCTGTTGCTGCTGTTAGTGATACTGCGAGCGTTGTGTTTGGTGCTGTTTCAGCAGCTGTCCACATTGCTTCAAATAGTGATGATGTAACACCCCAGTCGGCAAGTAACTCAATGTTAAGAGTCCACTGGTCGTCTGTGTGCTTGTATGCCTTGCCATCTAGTGTTTGGTACACATCGATAGTTGGGCTGTTCACGAGAGTCACGCTAGTTGTCTGAGCATCGTAATTAACTGTTGCGATGGTTAGAACGAGGTCGCGACCCGTAATGACTGTTGTTGGCATTATTGGTTCTCCTTATGCTGTCTGCGTATACCAGGTGGATACGCGTATGTCCGCGACTAGCAAGTTACTAGCGCCTACTTGTGTGACTGTTGGTCGATCAACCACCTGAACCTCATATCCAGCCGGTATAACCGCCACAACGCTTGTGATTAGTTGCTCGATATTATCAAGCGATGCCGGGTTGCTGTTGTAAGCAACGCAGCAGGTAATTGTGTAATTAAGTTTGCATCGAAAGGTACTCTTGCCAATAGTCTCAAACTCCATGTATGGAGAATCCGGAACAACTACAACCGCAGGAGCCGGGATCTGTTCTGGAACGTAACTAAATACGTTCGCAGAAACACCAGCAAGGGCGGTAGCAAGAGGGGTACGAACTGCTGAAAGGATTGTGCTTGGCATTATTGCGCCATCGTCTCAACATCAATATAAGGCCCAAGTAAACCGACTACGCGGTTAAACAAGCTGCGACCCATACGATAAGGGCTTGGAGCAAAATCTACGCCTTCGATCTGTCCGCCTGGAGCAGTACGAGATTGGAATACTTCAACTGAAACTACGATGATTGCGGATTCGACCGCAGCAACGCCGACATATGTTGCAGCGCCTGTAAGTGTTGCGGATCCGCTAGGAATGACATTTCGCTCGACAACATCGGCGTTAGTGATGTTTGCTGTAAATGTGTACGCATCTGGATCAGCATTAACTGTTCGAGTGCCGTTAAATGGGGAACCACACCCTGCGATAACGACTGATTGTCCTTCTGTAAACTCATGAATACCTACTGTCGTGAAGGTTGCGACATTATCAGTCAGCGAAACCTTGGCAACTGGTGATGAAAATGTTGTAAGCAAAGGCAAGATAACTGCCTCAGATGTATCGATGATGTCGTCTAAATATGCATCGTTGTAAAGAGCAGACGAAACACCAAGCACGGTTCTCAACTGTGCAGCTGTGATAATACTTGGCATTTCGTCCTCTCTAAACGACTGCCCCGGAGATCGGGAGCAACCCCCGGGGCATGATTAAGTGATTAGGCTACGTTCAACTTACGGAACGCTGCTGGGTAACGGTTTACTACGCAGACGTATCCGTATAGTCCGATTTCAATGCGACCGTTTGCTACGATGTTTGCGCGTAGTTCAATACGGTTGCTTTCGTGGAAGCGCATAGCGTTTGATGGATATACCAAAGCATGCTTTGCGTTTGCATCGTCACCTGTGTAATTAGCATCTACAACAAGTCCCAATCCTGCAACTGTTCCTGCTGTTGAGCCTTGTGTAACCAAGCCGTTAGCGTTCATTGGAGCTGCTGCTGCGTATAGTGGACGACCTGTTGTGTCTACTGCTGCTGCGAGTCCTGCGAAGTCAATACCATCTTCTCCACCTGTGTTAGCCACAAGTAGACGGTTTGGTGTTGAGCGCTGTACGCCAAATGAGTCAGCGATACCCTTGGCGATTGCGCCGTAGATTGTTGCTGCTGATGATGCTGTTGCATTTTGTGATGCGATCTGTGCTGCATACGCATCTGTCTTTTGTGCGTAGGATTCAGCCAACTCACGTAGGTAGAGATCTAGGAATCCTGGGTCTGAGCGATCAAGCAATTCAACATTGATGATGCCAGCGCCTGCAAACTTAACAACTGTGTCCTCCTGGAAGGTTACTGTTGTGTCTGTTGATGAGAACTCTGCGCCCTCTGCTGTTACTGCAACTGTTGCCTTAGTTCCTAATTTTGGAGTGAAAACCTTCATTCCAGAAACAGGCAAGGCTGCTGTTTCGATTGAATCAATAAATGGACGTGAGTTATCGATGATGCCGATAACATCCTTTAAGTAGTTTGGTGGAACCATACCTGTGTTCTCAGCAACTGTTGCGACTTGTAGTGCTGCAACTAGATCGCGAGCATCTGCATCACCGCGTGAAGCGTTGATCTGTGCCATTGCGAACTGACCTGCTGTTACATCTAGGTTTACGCGTGGATTTGTGTAAAAGACTGGACGTGTTGTCGCAGCTGTTACTTCTGACTTTGCAGCTTCAACCGCTTCGGTTGATACTGCCTCTGAAACGGTTTCTGACACTAGGTCATCTCCTTCGGTCTTAGGTTCCTCAATTTGAGGTTCCGGGGTTGATTCGCTTGCAGCAGTTCCTTGTGTTTCGGCTGCTGCAACCTTTTCCACTTCCGCTCCTGGGATTGCTCCTTCAGTTACGAGTGAAACTTCGATTAGTTTTGATGCGCTGATAGCCATAACGCCATCTTTGTTATCCCATGCATCTACTTTAACGCCAACACTAAAATCAGAACGCAAACCAGTTGCTGCTTCTTCTAGTGCATCATTTCCGGCAGTAGTCTTTGCGATCTTAAACGATGCAGTAATTCCTGTTTCGTCTTGTGACCACTCCATTAACTTACCGATTGGCTTTGTCATTTCATGCTCTAAAACCAATTTGGTGTTCTTGCTAAAAGTAATTGAGTTAGGCAAGAAAACAGTTTGACCTGCTGAAGTGTTGCCAACTGAATCCCATTGGACGATGCGACCAGCGATGATGCGTGATTCTGCATCACTTGCTGTAAGTGTAACTGGCATTGTTATTTTCATGATAACAAGTCCTCCTGTTGTCTGATTTCATCAACGCTCATCGCGCCAATTCTGTTTAGGATCTCATAAACCTGCGCGCGCTCCAAAGGATTGCCACGCAAGAAGTCATCTAGTGCATAGCGCACTTCGTTGCCTTGCCCGACAAAATCCGGCATGGATAACCTTTGCTCAATGGCAGTTAGGATTGGACGAAGTGAAAAATCAACAAGTGAACGGCGCTCTGAGATTGCATTTGAGTAAGTCATTGAAGTAGTTTCAGCGCTTGCAAAATAAGCAGGTAATCCTGCTGCGCGACATAACTCTAAAGCAACGTACTGACGTGCTTCGTTGAGTTGTAGTTTGTTTGGATCAATTCCCATAGCCTGCAATTCAACATCGGCGTTCAGGAATGCTGTGCTCCGAGTTGTGCGGGCTACGCGCCAGGCTTCAAGCAGTTTGCCGATACGCTCGCTAGTAAGATTTGTCCCGTTTGACTTAAGAACCATCATTGGTACGGGTTCTTTTGCAAATGCTTCAGATGCATTTTCTAATGCAACAGCTGCGCGGATTGTACGACCTGCGCGAGAAAGGAATCCTTCATCAAGTCCGTTGAACACGACTAAACTGCGAATACCCATTGAAGGAACCGCTGTTCCATCTACTGAGTAACCAATGATTTCTGTGTTGCTTGAGTTTGTTGTATATGTAACGCGATCTGGTGATACGCGTGTCCATTCTTGAACACGTCCATCTGCATACATTGACATTACTTGTCCATACGCCACGCCGTGAAATAACAAATCCTCAGCAATATACGAATAGATAGATGATCCGGGAACGCGTGAATCTGGTTGGTTAATTACGCGATTGGGTTCAACTCGTACCCCGGAAGATTTAATTCTTTGCTCTAGTGGCAAAGATGCAACAGTCGAGCAAATGATATTGCGCGCTCTTGCAATAGTTGGAACCGCCATCGCTTGCTGACGGTTAGCAGTTGCCAAAGGATAAAATAAACTTTGCACCGAATTGTTAAAAGGTGCAGGAGTCGCAGCTGCATCGACCGTAAGTCCTACGGGTTCAGGAGCCTTTGCGAAGAAATCTCTGAGTGCCATTAGCATAAAATTATAGCATAATCAACCCAACACGATGTCCACTTCTGTGTCTGGTCGTGTCGCAAAGTGACTGACCATAGCCATTCCGACAGTTGCGCAGATTGTGGCAGCTGAGGCTTTTCTGCCCAAATACCAACCGCCATCCTTAAATGGAAGTTTCACCGCAGATAAAACCTGTTTGTTCAATTCGGCTTGGTTGCCGTGAACTAAACGTTGGGAGGTAATTGCCGACAACATTTCATCGCAAGCCTGCCCGTAAATGGCACCATCGATCGGTGTCGTTGGAATACCTGCCGGAATCAACCGAGAAGCAACCGCGCCAGCGGTTTGACGAGAATAGGCAACAGTTTCCACCGAGTATTTTCTTGCCCATACTGCGATGCTGTTAGCCAGGTCTTTATCATCAATGTTTACTGGATTCGAATACGTCTCCAGCAACACAACGCAGAACTTGTCCCCATCAAGTCGTTGCGCTGCCACTAGCGCGGCTGCTTTTCGATCTGGTGATAGATCAATAGCCATCCAAGTTGGTTGCTCCCGATCCAAAGCGAGCGTACCCTCATGCGCGCACTCTGTCCAACTTGACGGATTGATGGCTGGGTTGATCTGGCTCACCCATTGGCACAATAACTCTGTGCGAATAATAGATTCATCATCTGACATAGCAGATTTGAGATTGTCGATGTGAATAGTATGTCCAAGGCTAGGGTTTGCTTGTTGCCAGGCAACTGGATCATCCAAAGCACACCCAGGTTCAGCGCTCCATTCGAACCAACCAATCGGATCATCAGAACCAGCAGCTGCTGCCAGTCCACGTTCTCTCATGCGGTTCAGAATGACTGAATGCTGATCTCCGGCGTTTGAATACATAATGGCCATTGGATTCTTGCTTGCCATCTGCGTAAAGCGCAAAGATGCCCAAACTTCATCGTCTTTGTACTCACGAACTTCGTCCAGGTGGATTGTGTCAGGTGCTGCGATACCACGAGCAGCCGAGTTATTGGCTCGAACCAGGTAACGGGTGCCGTCATTGAGTTTAATCTCTTGGCTACCCTTGGTTTCGTACTTTTTGACAAACCGAGTCACAAGTTGTTCATTGGCTTGGATGATCTCATCAATCTTCCAAAAGATTTCAGATGAAGTTGTGAGTTTGTGGGCGGTGTGGATCTGTAAACGTTCGCCCCAAAGGAACATCCCAGCCAGGATTCGAAGCTGCATGAAAGTGGATTTACCGTTCTGCCGGGCAATGATGATCCCAATCTCATTGTGATACCAACGGCCGTCAGGCTTGACTCTGTGCATCTCAATAGCCAAAAGTTTCTGCCAAGGAAGCAGTTTGTAGTACTCACCAGTAACCGGATCCTTGATTTGCTCCACGAAGTCAATCATTTCCTGCCCGCGAGAGGGTAAATCGACCGGTTTTGACCGTATGCGGGGTTCTGTCGCCCCTAGGTAAGCCGTAGGAGGCTGTTCTAAGCGGTTTTGAGGGTTTTGGGTCATATCTAGTCGGTACTCTCCTGATAGTGGCTTATTGAGCCGTTTTTGGGGGCAAAAGATCCAAGGGGGGTCATGGGTGTCGGTGTGCTCTCAAAAAAAGCCCCACCCTTGCTCAAATTGCATTGCTTGCATAGTGCTTGCAGGTTATCCATACCATCATCACCACCTAAGCGCCTTGGGATGATGTGATCTACATGAGTAGCCTCTAATCCACAACGCTGACACGTATGTTGATCTCGTATCAATACACGTTGTCGTATCCTACGCCATAACGCAGTACTACCATCATCTCTTAATGCTGATTGCTTAGCCATTAGATATCATCATAACAATTACCACACACCCACCAAGCAAACACTTTGAGCAGCTCTGACTCTGGTGTTGGTGTCTCGCACCTACTGCACTTAATCATAGTCTCATCAGTATCCATTAGTGATAGTTATTCCTTTGAAAGAACTCCCATGCTTTACATGGTGAGCCATAGCGATTATCAATATACTTCAATCCCCATTGTATTTGCTGCTCTGGTAGTGCAGTCTTTAAGTACTCTGATCTACCTTGAGGTATGCCGTAGTGACTACCATTAACAGCATCTGATTTCCATGCTGATTCTTTTCCATAAAGTTTACTTAAACATATCATCTGGTCTTTATCATCTACCAGGATAGCTGCATATTCTTTAATCGAGACATATTGTTTCTCATCAACTGGTGCTACCGCGTAAGCGGGTGAGAACAGAGATATCCCAATAGCAACTAGCACCGAGCGACCTACCCGCCTCAGCGGGTCGCTCTGTACCCTTGATGGGTACTGCGCCGTTAGCGTACCATTGGTGTCAAGTGCATCGGTAAAACCGCAGGTCAGATGGCGTGTCGTTTTCATTGATGACCCCAACCGTTACCCTTAAAGGTTATGCCAAACGTCCCATAAACCCGGCGCATAGACTCACCGCAACATATTGGGTCTGCTTCTTCGTGTATGGATCTCTCCACTTCCATGCTTATTTGACATTTGATGCATTTGTATTCGTAAGTTGGCACGATAGACACTTCCTCTCCATAAACGTCCAAGCCCCGCATTTGTCACAATGTGCTGGTATATCTGTGGGTGCAACTAAATGAAGTATCGGCATGATGTCCTTGACTTTGACAAAAGCCAGGTATTCGCCTACATCCTCACCCTGCCCATTGCAGCGCATGATTACCATTGGCATCTTGCCATTAGCGTTTGCAGCTGATTGTTTGATCCAGGCTAAAGGCTGAAAGTCTGCTCTGGCTTTGACTTCGATGCTAAGAGTAGGGATGTTGAGGATGTCCTCGCCTTGCCTACCAGCACCGGCGGTATCGGCAAATTGCCACCAATGCTTTAAATAATCTGCTATAACCTTTTGGGTTCTATAACCTCTTGTCTTTCGATGATTAGCCATTGACTGAATGACATCTCTTGCACGTCCAGGTTGCATTAGTAGGGACATCTGTATTCTCACTCTTTACTAAATGAGCAATGAATACTTCCTCATTACATAACTGGCATCTCACGGCTAAATGCATGAGATTCATCCATTGACCGTTTACTTTGACCTCTACAAATCCCATTATGATCTCGCCTTCTGCTTCTCCCATTTGCCTGAACTAGCAAGGTTGTACCAGCGAGTAGGACAGTTCTGCATTGGCGCTATGTTGCCACCAGGACAGAAGAACCCGCCCCAAGCCCGACCGTTCTTCTCGCCTTCCTTCCACTTCATGTCGCCATGCTCACATTCTTCGTGATTTTGTACACCCAGAATGTTCTCAACATTGGCTATTGCTTCAGCTGCACTAATTGCTTCTGGTTGCTTAGGATCGCCATAGATAGGTTCTGTTGTCCAAGGGTCAGCAGCTAGTGCTTCCTCTTTTGTCTTGAAACTTGGCACTTCCTTATTCTTGGCAATGTCCTTGGCGCTTAGTCGTTCAACCTTTTCCATTTCGGATCGTGAAGGACGAGGTTTGCCATCTGAATGTTTTGATAAGCCTCCTGTATGGAGCGCTCTGCCGATCGCGCTGCTCTCGCAGTTTTCCACAAAACTAGTTGAATTAACACCGCGATCAGCGCTTCTCTCCTCCGCGATCCCGGTCGCAAACGCAACACTATCAAGGTAAGTTTTATATATATATGCTTTAACAATACATCGATCATCTGTAATCAACTCGATTTCTGTCGCAATGCGACCATCTGGATAAGCCTTCCAAAACTTCTCTAGGCGCTCATCGACTGTTTCATAGTTTGCTAAATTAAACATTTGGTAATTCATCCTGTCCCATTAGGTATTCGGTTTGTTCAGGCAAAGACCATACGGATCCATCTGCCCAGGTTTGTACTTCAACCGCGCAAGCGTTGCAATAGTGTCTGCGTACGCCTTGGCTTCGGGGATGATTGCTGATAACGGTGTAACTAGCTGCCTTTTGACCAAGCAGGTTATTCACGCCGTATCTGACTTTGCAGTAATCACACCAAACGCCAGGAGCAGACTTAATAACTGTCAAGGTCACTCCAATCAGTTGATGCAATTTGTCCAGCGAGTGCAATGTATGCTGCGCCGTCCTTGTAACTGTCCGCGTGGAGGCTTGTCTCTTGTATGCGTGAGATTTTGACAAGTGCCATGCAGATTGCGACTTCGTGAGGCTCGATGTTACGTTCAAGGTAGGCTGACCAGAGTTTGGCAATTCGAAGGTGATTGAGAGCTGCCAAGCCGTAATCTTTACCGCGGTCTGCGATGAGGTCTTGGGCTTCGTTAAGGATGTCATTAGCGCGCATTAACACTCACGCGCTGACTATTCTTGCCAATCGCCAAGCCTTCGCGCTTGCCTTCTGTGAAGCCTTTGCCCCAACCAACAATGAACCATAATATGTTGGCTAAAACCAATAAAACAATAACTGGCATTTGTAGATCCATTTGTATTACTCCCGATTCCGTAGCCTGGGTTGGCTACTGGATTACGGTCTCACATTCTGGCGACAATTACACGTTAATTTTGATAACGAAACAATAACGATTTATCCGTAGACCTTGCCCTCAACTATGAAGGATCCGTCACGCTCAATAGGAACCATGACAGGCGTGACCTTTTTGCGGTCTACGTAGATGATGCCAAAAGCCTGCTGCCAATTAGCCGTTCCATGGGTGTAAGAGGCTTGTTTAAAGTCCATAAGGTTTCCAACCTCAAAGCCCCATAAAGTACGGTTCAAACGCCCTCCAGAGGCTTCTGTAAAGGCGCTGATGCCTGCTCTATGGGTATGCCCACATACTACGCTTAAGCCGTGCTTACGGGCGTGTCCAAGGGCTGTAAGACCCGGCTGAGAGTTGATGGCTCCATGGTCGCCGTGGACGGCTATCCAGCCTGGTGCTATCTCGTAAGGCTTGCGGTGAAACTTGATTCCTAATTCTGGCAGTCTCATGAAGTTTTCAAACTCTAACTCAGGCGCTCCTAGCAAACCAGGTAAACGCTTCATGATTGAGTTATAGAGGCGATCCGTATGGTTTGACCGGATCATTTGGGTTACTTGTAAGTCGTAAAGGATTTGAACAGTTTGGTCGCGATCGTCTCCAATAGTTCCAGCGTATTCACCTGGTGTTCCTTGAGTCCATCTAGAGATGGTTGGGAAGTCGATTTCGTCTCCGATTGTGACAACTTCATCGGGCTTAAACTTTCGGATGAAAGCTGCAACATTCTTAACTGCTTTGACATCGTGAAACGGTACTTGTAGGTCTGATATGACTACAATCTTTTTCATTAGTCCTCGTCGTCGTCATCTTCATAGTCGCCATATTTGTCAGGCAACACCGGGTCAGGCAGTATCCAATGCGGATATGCTTGTGGCTCTGTAATCATGAACATGGCAATATCTTCCTTAAAGCCTGCGCGCTTAAGAGAACAGAAGTACTCATAAAGCCCGATGCAGTAAGCATCCAGTTTTGAGTAGCCCTGATCTTCTAGTGCCTTAGTTGCTTTTCTTGCCATGTGGATAAGTGTCCCTTACTTCTTGAGCAATTCCATCATCTGTTCTTGGCGTGTCTCTATTCTTGCCAATCGGTCAGCGAGAGATGATCCACCATTCGGCGTAAGAGTCCACAACCAACCGCGAACCAGATAACGCAAACCGCCAATAAAAATAGCAAGCGTTGAGGCAATAGCGAGAGCGAATCCCGCCCAATCATTTGCGGTCACTTCTTCGTTGGAGTGGCATATCCAAATACGCCGGACAGGACTGCAAAAAGGATTGCTTTGTAATCTAGTGAGAAGTTAGATGATGCCCAAGCTGCAAGGAATGCACCAGCAGTTAGAGCGTATGGGTTCTTGAGATTCATTATTTGCCTCCTAGCATTGGGATTTGGTAAAAGTCTGAAGCCGTGTCAGCAGCCTTTTGAAACGAGATGTGGATGTGCTTGATGTGCGGGTTAATCCCGTCATACTTGCGCCACTTCCAACCTCGCTTACTGGATGCGATCTTGCCGTTAAATATGATGTAACTAATTCGCTTAGGATGAGACTTGCCATAGAGTCGAATCTGATCCGCAAGATCGGGCATGAGGTCAGGTTTTGACTTGCCGGATAAATCACGATCGATGTCGATGGCACGTACCCAACCTTGCTCATCAGGATTATGGTCTGACTTGCGCGCAGAATGTCGTGTGTCGCCGATCCAGCCATCGCTAGTTCTATCTCGATCCGGGAAGGCATCATCGATTTGTTCACGCAGCTGAACGGCGGACTTACTTAGTCTTGGTTTCATCGAACGCTAAACTCGGTGTGGATTGTTCCGCTTGCTGCGCTTCATAGGTTGTCCTAGTCATTGATGTAAAAGACCCATCAGCGTGTTCAATAATGGCGTGTTCGATGCCATCAATTTCATTTGTAACAAAAGTAACATTATCCATTTTTATAACTCCGCACTTAGTCCGAGATAGCCACTTGTTGAATTGTTGGCAGTTAATGAGTAAGGACGATTGGCAGTTAATCCGCTTGCTACTACTGGATAAACCACCGCGATACCATTACCGCTATTATTGCTCAAAATTGTAAGGCTTGTAACTGCTGTGTTTGTTCCGCCTGTTGAAAGGTTAAGAGTTGAAAAATCAACACTTGTTGGAGCAACGCGCATCGTGGCAGGTAATGGCACTTGAATAATTGCAGTAGTGGTCTGATCTGCAAACCCACCACCAAATGTCTGATAAGTATTTAATCCGCCTTGGCGATAGTAGTATCTTTGGCAAGCGGCTAATTCTCCTTGGATTGTTGCCCCAGCACGTGAGAATTGTGTGGCTACTGAACCGACTTCTAGTTGAATACCTGTTACTTCATAGTAATCGTTAGTGCTAGCCGTTCCTGTATAAGCACCAATTAAAGTTAAGCCGATTTCTGTCGCACTACCAGCAAGTGTTGCAGTGAAACTAAATCGCTGCCAAGTTGTTGTCAGTGTTGCATTTTGGTCAATTGCGGTGACTGATCCTGTATAACCTGCGGTATAAACGTTTTGGTCTGTTCCTGTGCCTGTGTACATTGTAGCGCGCAGCACTGATGACGCAGCAGAATAGTCAGCACCTTTGCGCGCATAAAATGACAATGTCACGGTTTTGCCAGCAAGCGGAATTGAATTTACTGTTTCAAAACTTTGGCTAATGTTGCCCCCGCTTGTGCTAGTTGAACCTGAAGTGCGTTGAACGCGCATACAGTATTGAACAAAAGGTAAGTTCGTCGAGTCGGATACAGATTGACGACTAAAAGTTACTGCGGTCGCAGATGATAGAAGCCAGCGGTCGGCTGTGTGATAACCATTAGCACCGTCTAGTTTTGATGTGCCGCGCTGCCAGATGTCCATTCCGCCATTGATTACAAAGTTACGACCAGCAGCCATTGAACCTTGATAGCGCAAGCCTGTCGAAGTGGAACTATCTGCTACGAGTGTCTCACCATTTGCACCGACTGCAAGGCGCGCTGGTGTGTCGTTTGCACTAGCTGCGATTAGATCGCCCTTAGCATCGACAAGTGAATTCTGGATAGCGTTTGAATCATCTTGAGCCACCCAGGTAAAGTCCATATTGGCATTTGATGCCTTGGATAAGACTTGACCAGTTGAACCGCCAAGGAGATCGCCCATCGAGGTATCGATTGCATTGCCAAGTGTACGGATAGCAGCTGCGCCATCTTTTACGAGGTCTGTGTCGTCCGGTTCTTCCCAGCCGAACAAGGGACTTGTTGCCATTTATTCTCCTTTTATCAGGCTACTATTGTAGCGTCTAACCATTCAAGACTTGCATTTATTGTGTTCCATGTTTCAG